GCATTTGCTTGAACAGCAGCATCATACCATTCGGGTAATTCTCCTCTTTTGACCCAAATAATCTTGCCACCAAGTTCCTTAATTGCTTTAATTTCGTTAGGAAAACGCACATCACTAACCACTACATTATCTCTACTTTGACGCAGTTTATTTTCTAAAGAAGCAATCCAAATGTCATCATGAAACGTTCTACGGCATACTTCAGTTCCCCAATACTGTAAAACCCAACGAGGTGTAAGAGTTGGCATTGTTAAGCGTTTTGCCCACCATTCGTCTACCTGTTCTCTCCATTCTCTTGATTCTTTTGTTCTTCCTTCCAGCATGGTTCTATCCCAGCCAAAAACAGCAGCAACAGAATCCTTTAGAGAATCTGCGAAACTTTCTCTACGGTACTCATGGAAGTTTACAAGGTAATCAGCAACTGTATCTTTACCGCAGCCGATAAATCCGCAAACGCCTATAATCATATAACTCTCCTTTAAAGTTATATTATAGCGTCTTTAGATTAAATGTCAAGTGTTTAATAGAAGGGTTTTGGCTGTCCTGGCTTGCCTGTATTAAGTTTTCTTGCCAAAACGCTTGCTGTGTTGATTGATTTGGTTCTTTGCTGTCTGCGTGCCTGTGTTGGTGAAGTTCTAGCACGAGTGGTTTTCATTTTTTGAGCTCTAGCAACATTGTATTGTTGAACGCACTTTGAAGGATGGCTCACTTGCCTACCTGCTCTTGGACCCGTTGAACAGCGGAATCTTAATTTAGTTTTTCCACCCTTGGCCGTGCCACTGGTTCTTCCCCATACCATCTTGGCGACTTCATTATAGATTTCTTCGTGTTCTTCTGTGATAAATTCTGATGCTTTCATTAGCCTATAATCCAACTATATCCCTGTCCACCTGCAACTTGTGTTCCAAGTTCCATAGTTAATCTTTCAATGTCGTTGAAACCTTCCTGCTTGATGCTGGCTCCGTTGAGTGCTGTTCCACCCTGTGGACCTGCAATTGAAGCAAACTTCTCACGTGCCTGTCCTAGCATAACTTTACAGTTAGCAAGTGTATAATCTTTAATCCACTGTCCAGCATATACATCTTCTATGATTACATAGTCCGGCTTTTCGTTGTATGCCCAGAGCAATACTTCTTCAGTTCCTCTTGGACGTTGCATAATAATTAATTTTTTACTCTGTGGGTTCCAAGTAAAATTAATGAATGATCCAAACATCTTTCCAACAAGTTCTTGGTACTGTGCAAACAATTCGTATGTTGCCAGTCCTCCCATGTTGGTTGAACTTAACAAATAGGTATTTGTGTAAGCAAGGTTAAATGGTTCGAATACTGTTCCACCTGTTCCGCTACCTGTTCTGGAACCAACGCTTCTTCTATAAATCTGTCTTATTTGAACTATTTCTTTAGGAAGAATATATTCATTCTGATCCTGCTCTAGAGAAAGCGTGATGTAACTTTCTTCTACAGAATTGTCTGATCGTTGTCTAAAAACGCCAAGGGCACGCTGAAGTGCTGTTTCGTAGTGTTCGGGGTCAAGTTCAACGTCGATCATGCCATCACCTAGCATTAATCTAACGTAGTCGAATACTTGTTGTTTTGCTTTGTCAATTTGGCTCATATAACTATTTATGCCTTGTGCTAGAAACGGTAAATACATATGTTATGCCAAGACTAAGTTTATATCGCCCAGAAAAGGGCAACGATTACAAATTCATCGACAGAACTGCATGGGAGATGTTCCAAGTGGGCGGTACTGATGTGCTTATGCACAAGTACCTAGGAGCCGTAGCGACTGCAAAAACTGCCACGCCCAGCGAGCCTAGTTATGATACCCTAAGCCCTACAAATATACAGGACATGCTGTTTCTCGAAAACAGAGATAGAAAGTACGATCCTGATGTGTATGTTATGCGTGGGGTTTATAACGTACAGGACATAGATTTTAATTTAAGCCAATTTGGATTATTCTTACAGAATGATACTATTTTTATTACTTTCCACATTAATGATACTGTGGAAAAACTAGGCAGAAAGATTATACCAGGCGATGTTATTGAACTACCACATCTAAAGGATGAATATGCACTTAATGATTTAAACTATGCCTTGAAGAGATTTTATGTTGTTGAAGATGTAAATCGTGCTGCTGAAGGATTTTCCGTAACATGGTATCCACATCTATATCGCGCGAAATGTAAACCACTAGTAGATTCACAGGAGTTCAAGGACATCCTGGATGGAATTGCAGATGCAGAAAACTTCAAAGGTACATGGAATCCAGATTCTACATATTATCCAGGCGATACGGTTACAGCACCCAATGGCGAGAAGTACACAGTAATTAGAGAAGTGACAGGAATTGCTCCGCCAGATACAACCTACTATAAACTTGCAGATACTCTCAAGGACATTATGTCCACATATGAGAAGGAAATGCAAATTACACAGGCTGTGCTTAATCAAGCAGAAGCAGACGCTCCTCAGAGTGGATACGATACAACTAAACTTTATACATTGCAGAGAGATGAAACAGGCAAGACAGAACTGGTATCTGCAGATACCACACTGGATGATGCAACACTTGAATCTGTTACTGCTGACACGGTGTTCCAATCTGCCGAAGCCAATGGATACAAAGGATACTTACTTGAAGATGGAATTCCGCCTAATGGTGCTCCGTTCACACAAGGCATAGCATTCCCAATAGGACCGGCAGAAGGACAATTCCATTTACGAACAGATTACAAACCAACAAGATTGTTCCGTTACGCAAAAGGAAGATGGAGCAAGGTAGAGGATGATGTGAGAACAAACATTACTAATCTTGGACCTAGTGATATTGCAGCAGGTGCTGACTTCGCAGGAAAAGTTGAAAAAGAAAATCTTAAGAGTTCGTTTATTAATAACACAAATGAAACTGTTATCGAGGGAGAAACAGTTAAAGAACGACAGAGCTTATCCAAGGCTCTTAAACCAGAGGCAGATAATTAATGCGTATTGAAGAAATATTCGGCTTTGCAACAACAGCACCGAAGAAAACCACAGTTAAGAAAAAAGTACGGAAAGACGATGACGAGCCTCTTGCGATTAAGTTACAACAACGTAGAGCCGCTGCCGCAAAAGGTGATAAAACAGCGTTCACACACGATTTTAAAAAGGCAAATAAATAATGGATTTTTTCTACGACGGACAGATTAGAAGATATGTAACACAGTTTATGAGAATCTTCATTGGCTTCAAATACGAAGCAGGTAATGGGGATCAACAATCTGTGCCTGTAATGTACGGTGATCTAACAAGACAGGTTGCAAACATCATTAGAGAAAATTCAGAAAATAAACTTCCTACAGTTCCTAGAATGGCTTGTTATGTTACAGGTCTTGAAATGGATACTAGCAGACTATCTGATCCCACGTTTATTAGTAAAGTAAACATTAGAGAAAGAGATTATTACATTGACGAAACTAGCGGAGAACGAGTGTATACTGGTGCTCCCGGCAAGAGTGTTACAGTCGAAAGACTAATGCCAACACCTTATAAGTTAACAATGAAGTGTGACATATGGACTTCCAATACTGATCAAAAATTACAATTACTTGAACAAATTTTAGTATTGTTTAATCCAGCACTAGAAATACAAACCACAGACAACTACATCGATTGGACTAGTTTAAGTGTTGTTTACATGACAGGTATGAATTTTACTTCCAGATCAATTCCTGCAGGAGTTGATTCAGACATTGATATTTGTTCGATAGATTTTGAAATTCCTTGTTGGATTAGTCCTCCGGCCAAAGTTAAGAAACTTGGAATTGTTAGAAGCATTATTGCTAACATCTTCAGTGAAGAAGGTGATGTCGTTAACATTTCATCATTGATTTACAATCAATCAAATTCAAATACTGTATATACAAATGCAAGATATCCTGTATTGCTTTTCAAAGCAAACAATGGTCAAGATTATGATTATGAATTAACAATACTCGATCAATATTCAGCAATACAATCCTTAGGCCTAGACGAAAAGGATTATGTTAATGGAAGGAAATTAGATTGGAATGCTGTTTTAGCAACCCTAGGAAACTTTACAGCAGGAACTAGTATGATTCATTTTAGACAAGCCGACGGAACGGAAGTATCAGGAACCATAGCAATTAATCCAGTTGATCCTTTCATTCTCTTGGTGAGCATTGATAGAGATACACTAAAAGAAAATACTTTAATTGTCAGCACACAATATCCAGATGGTAGAGGAACTATTAATGCTATTGTTGATCCAACAAGATATAATCCTATTGGAAAATTGGGCACTGTTCCTACAGGACACAGATTTCTTGTTTTGGAAGATGTAGCAGATGATGCCTCGGGTTGGAAAAACTCTGATGCTACAAACACATCTATCAAAGCAAACTCAATAGTAGAATGGGATGGCAGTTCTTGGACTATTATATTTGATCCTGCAACTGTTATAAGCACAACATATGTTTCTAATTTAACCACAGGTATACAGTACAAATGGGACGGTATACAATGGCTTAAATCTTTCGAAGGCGAATATGCACCAGGATATTGGAGATTTGATCCAGAAGGCGCATAAGTATTCGTATGCAAAAACGTGTAGGACTATTATATCTTTCTTTATCAACAAGAAGAATTCTACTTATATTAGAAAACGATAAGTGGACTGTTCCTACATTCTCAAAAGAAAAATCAGTGATCGAAGACAGTAAGGATGTGCAAAAAAAATTTGCTGAGGGCAAGATTTTACCTATAGAACTTTATCTTTCCAAGGACAAGGGGTTCGAATATGGAACATACATTTGCCTAGTAAATGAAGAATTTTTAACAAGAACTGTAGCAACATATTGTTGGGCTGATTTGGATTATCTCCCCAAGAATGTTCATGTGGGGTTAAAGAGCACATTAAATAATAATTTAATAAGAACTAAAATTGAAACAGTATTGGAGTTAGAGGATGCTATCGCTATATAAATCAGAAAAATTTCAGAATGAAGTTCGTTCCTTTAGAGACAGAATTTCCAAAGTTGACGATCTAAGATTAAAAACTAATTTAGAAAATCAACTTAGTAAATTAGAATCTATAGTTAAATCTCTTGACTCACAGTTCGAAGAAATGATTTATAGTAAACAGATAGGATCTAATAGTAACGATTCTAGAAGCAAGATATCCGACATACGAAAATTTTTAGATTCTAAATTATTAGACTTTGAAAACGGAAAAAAACTTTCTATTAAATAGAATTGAAATCTTTGATTGTTATACTACCCACCATGGCAGCATGGTTTTGACATTGATATCTATAGCCTCCTGATATAGCAGAAGGTATTCTCCAATACAAAGTTCCGGAATCTTTTCCTTGTGCAGCAGCACCAGTAGAAACAGTTCCGTCTGTTGCAACGTGAACTAGTCCTGTGTTGTATGCAACTCCCGCTCCTGTTTGTATTTCAAAAGGATGTCCTGTGGCATTTAATTTAAAAGCCATAGTAGTTCTATTAATTGCATATATTGTAGGATTACCACCAGCATAATGACTATTAAACAGATAAGCACTAGTGCCAGAGTTGGTCACTTCCAAGGTAAACATCGCAGGCATGTATATTTCGTCAATTGTTAATCCTGCAGCAACAGCATCTGTTAACAAAGAAAACTCAGGAACACCAGAAACCACTGTGCTGGCAATGGTTATTGTGTCTGTTCCGGCATTGGTTGTAATATTCATTCCAGTGCCAGCAACAATTGTTAGGGTATCAGTAGTAGAATCTGCTACAATATTATCCTGTCCACCAACTGCTATTGTGTTGAAAGAATTTGTAGATCCTCCAGCGGATGCAGCAATAGTAATTGTGTTTGTTGCATTATCCGTTGTTATGATAACGTTTGATCCTTGTGCAAAGGTTACACTATCTGACAGTTGTGATGCAGTTACATCAGACTGACCGCTAACACTAAAGGTAGAAAAACTGTTGTTTGTGTTTGTGACAGTTAAAGCACCTTCATCGTTAGTAGTAGTTGATATTCCATCACCTCCCAAGATAGAAAGTACTTCTCCTGATTGAAGTATTCTCTGTGTCGAGTCGTCCGCAGCGATAGTAATCTCACTACTTCCTCCTGCCCCTCCACCAACACCCGCAGATGATGCTTTTGCTAAAAAATCAGCATTTGAAACATTATCAAGATCGCTTCTAGCAAGTGTGTGCCCGCCGGTAGTATTCCCATCATATAGCCTTAAGGAATTGGTATCTCTATCAAAGAATATTTCACCACTGGTTCCAGACTTTCTTCCAAGATAGTCCGTTTCTCTGGGTATTAATCTAACTGCGGTTAAAACTGGAATTTTCGACATACTGTATTTATGCGATAAGTAATAGAGTTATGTTTGACGCGACAAAAGAAATAAACATTAAATTTGAGAACAAATACAACAGCACATTTGTTAGAGCTAATCATTGGTTAATTACTGCTAACAAGGAAGACATATATTCTAGCGAAGATCCTGAAAAAGCCTTGGCCGATCTTTGGCAGTCTCATTTTAATGCTAGGATTATAAAGCAGGACGGAAAGCCCTATAAACTATCGTTTGATAGCCAGGAAGATCTTACCGTGTTTATGCTAAAGTGGGGCTAACTTTCCAGAGCTTCTTAAGTTCGATTTCCACACCTAATTTTCTAGCTCTGTCATATACTTCGTCAGCAGCATTTTCACCGTAAAAAATTTCGCAGTAATTTTTATCAAGATATAGGTCGTGTGTGATTATGTACATTTCATACATAGGATTGTGTGCAGCGTAGATTCCGATACTACCAGGAGTGTATGAAATTTGTTCCCATAAACTAATATCGTCGATGGAAGGAACTTGCCGATCGTTCCAATCCGTAAACATTGGTCTGTTATTTACTGCTGCTACCTTTACTGCAAGGTCCCAAGGATTGTTGAATATTTCCTCAGTGTCTTTAAACAGAGACATACTAGGTATCTAATTTTGGATTTTTTGCGTCTGGATCTTTATAATCGGTTGCCCAAGCAACATTATCAATTTTAACCCATGATGTAGATGCTTCGTCCCATTTATAAAATGTATCTTCGGTTGCAGGAGATGGTGTTGGTGCAACCCATGTATTTCCGTCCCAAGTCCAACTTGGATAAGGTTGTGCAGGTCTTGATTTTTTATAATCAAATGTTCCTGTGATCCTATCGGATGTATCGTTAATGCTTGCCCAAGTTGTTATTACATAATCGGTGTCAGCAACTAGGTCAAGATGCATGTTTGTAACAGGAGTTTTGTCAGTTGTTTCCCATTTTGCACCGTTTGGAGGCCAGGATGTTTCGGCAACGACACCCTCTTTATTAGATACAGAAATACCAAATTTTACGTGTGTTACAAAGGTTACTTCAGCATCCGACACAATTATTGCATCTAATCTTTCTGCAAGACCATTATCGTTGACTGTTTCAAAAACCCATTTAAGTTTTACTGTATCAAATATTGCTTTGATTATCATGTTTTTTTGGCTCCGTAATATACTCTTTTATTTATCACTATTTAATGATCAAGATTAAAAGTTATGAGCGAACCAGGCTATAAATATATGCATAGTTAATGCGAAGTTAGGAGATTAAGAATAAATGGCTCAATTCCAGATAGGAGGGTTTTATCCTGGAGAAATAACCCCCGATAGCGTAGTTGGTGGTTGTATCAGCATCTACGAAAAGGCTTGGCCCAACCCATTAGAAACAATTAAAAATATAGAGGCTGAAGTCGCAAACCCAGATTCAGGTGTTCATTGGACAAAGGCCGAAACTTTTGGAAATGGACCCTTTAGTACACAAAGAACAAACATGGTTTTACCTGTTAGCCAACTGGCTACTATGGCTGAAAGCAAGGTTTGTCAGAATATACATAATCAAATGAGAATGAATCTTCTTGCTTCTAGTGTTCCTTATGCTAGAAGATATGGAATTGAGGAAGAAATGTATCATGAAGATTATCAACTATTAAGATACACTGGTGGACAGGAATACAAAAAACACTACGACGGATCAACTGATATCGGAAGGGTTATTTCAGCATTAATATATCTAAACGATGATTACGAAGGCGGAGAACTAGAGTTTCCAAATTACGGAATTACAATCAAACCACAGGCAGGAATGATGATACTATTTCCATCAAACTTTGCATATGCACACATTGCACATCCTGTAAGACAAGGCACCAAGTACGGTCTTGTAACTTGGATTAGAGATAGAAATAATTTTTAATAATGTTTAGTTTCTTTTTTAAAAGATCAACGGTTACACTAGATTGCTTTACCAATCTACCATATGTCTATGACTTCGCAAAAATAGACAAGGCAGTTAAATTTATTCCCGACTGGTGGAAAAATACTCCTAGAACAATCGAAGGAAAGGAACACGGAACAATTAAAAATTGTCCTGGATTTATTGATTACTATGCCACGGGTATTGTTATGCCTTCGTGGTTTGAAACTAATATTACAATACATTCGAAAAATGATCCGGAAGAAAGATGGTATAGTTTTCAGAGTTCAAACAACGATTTTGATGTTTCTAAATCGCATGCACCTTATCAGTTTGAAAACTTTGCAGGATTTGATGGAAAGAATATTAAGATCGAAACTCCTTGGGTTCTTAAGACCAAACAGAAAGTAGATTTTTTAGTAACACAACCGACATGGAATCACAGAGATATGCTTACGCATTTTTCTGTATTACCAGCCGTTGTAAATTATAAATATCAACACTTTACAAATATTAATATGTTTGTAATCAATAAGGATGAAGAAAGGGTATTAAATATTCCACCGCTAATGCCTATGATAATGTTGCATCCTTTGACTGACAAGAAAGTCGAAATAAAAACGCATCTTGTTGACGACAGAGAGTGGAATAGGTTAACGGGTGTGTATAACCTAATAATAAGAGATGATGAAGGATACAAGAAGAAAAAAGAAATTTATAAAAAAGTTTCAAAGTGTCCTTTCCATAGGGGGTAAGAATGGAGAATGTAAAAGAGTTTAAAAACAAAGGATATACTAGAGTTAACGGAGTATTGACAAAAGATATTGTTGATATTGTTACTCAATATGCACTGTTTGACGAATTACAAAATTTATCTCCTGAAAAAAATGCAGCAGGTAATAATGCACAGGTTCCTGATGCACATTCTAAATATGCAGATCCTCTAATGGAAACTATTCTTTTACACGTTAGAACTGCGGTGGAAAAAAATACAGGACTAGAACTATCACCAACTTATTCGTATTTTAGGGTATATAGAAACGGAGATGAACTAATTCCACACAAGGATAGACCAGCCTGTGAAATTTCAACAACTATTTGTTTTGGTTATAGTTACGATAATTCCTATAATTGGCCCATTTACATGGAAGGAGAATCAGTTGATTTAAAACCTGGAGATATGGTTGCTTATAGAGGATGTGATCTTAAACACTGGAGAGAAAAGTTCATGCCCAAGGAAAAACATTATCATGTGCAAGGATTTTTCCATTATGTTGATAAGAACGGACCACATGCTGATTGGAAATTTGATAAGAGAGACAATTTAGGAATTAACAAAAAGATGTTGGATAGAAAATCATACATTATTAGAACAGAAACAGATTGGTATTAACGAGAGAGAATTTTATGGCAATTACAGTATATTGGGCAAGTTTAGAAAGAGAATGGATGTTAGCAAAAGAACCAGAATCTGTTGCTAAATTATTCTATGAAAAAGATATGCACGATACAGATAATCTAAATGCACAATTAAACTATTGTCCATCATTTAATAAGAATCTTAAAAATGTTTATGCATTAAGATCTATATACGATTATTCATTTAAGATCGATGGGGATAAAGTTTGGTCTCCTGATCGAGATCAAGAGTTTTTTGATATGCATGTAAATATAAGAGATATCAAGAGAAGATTGTTTTCTTTCAAACAGTGTTTTCTATTCTTCACAGAAGAGGATAGCCTACCAGTTACTTTCTATGAGTATCCGTATTTAGAAGATAATAATATTACAGAACGATGCATGATAGTTGCAGGTCAATTTGATATCGGAAAATGGTTTAGGAATACTGAGTTTGCGTTTTACTTGAAAAAAGATTATAATGAATTTAAAATCCAACAGGATGAAGTGTTTACGTATCTTAGATTTCATACAGACGAGAAAATTAATTTTAAACAATTTAGACCAACTCAACGAATATCAGAATTAATTGCTGATGGATTTGCCTGTAATCAAATATGGCAACCATTAAGAAAATTAGAGAACTACTATAGGATTTTTAAAAACAAAAAACTAGCACTAAGAGAAATAAAGGAAAATTTACTATGAAGAGTCCAAAAAGCGTATTAGTTGTAGGAGGAGGAACAGCAGGATTAATTGCTGCAATAATCCTCAAGAAGGGACTTAGCAATTTAAAAGTAGATGTTGTCCATTCAAAGAACATTGGCATTGTAGGAGTCGGCGAAGGATCTACTGAACACTTTCGCAACTTTATGAATTTTGCAGGAATTAATCAACATCAGATTATCAAAGAGTGTGATGCTACATACAAGTCTGGTATTATGTTTACTAATTGGGGTCCTAAAAATTATTTGCATAGTGTTGGCGAACCTTTCAATAATAAGATGGGTTTGTATCCACACGTATACGCTAGGCAGATTGGAAACAATATCGATTACGTAAATAGTGGTCTTTTGTGGAATAACAAACTAGAACAATTTTGGCTAAACAATAAAGAAAACCCTCCATTCAATCAATTTCACTTTAACACACATAAACTTAATGATTTCATGATCAAGCATGCTAAGAAAACTGGTATTGGAATCTATGAGGATGATATCCAAGATGTTATGTTAAATCAAGATGGAGAAATTGACAAACTAAAAGGTAACAATATGGAATACGATTATGATTTCTATATTGACGCCACAGGTTTTAAAAGATTGTTAATGGATAAACTAGGAGGAAAGTGGCAATCCTTTGGTGACGTTTTAAAAATGAAGGCGGCAATCACATTCCAAACAGAAGACACATCAGAATATAATCTATGGACATTGGCGCATGCAATGGATGCAGGTTGGCTATTTAGAATTCCTGTCTGGGGTAGGCACGGCAATGGGTACATTTATGATAGCGATTACATTGACAAGGACCAAGCAAAAGCAGAAGTTGAAAAACTTTACGGCAAAGAAATTAATATAGGAAAAGAATTTAAGTTTGACCCAGGTCATATTGATCGTGCATGGATTAAGAATTGTGTTGCTATCGGACTTAGCGGAAGTTTTGTTGAGCCGTTAGAAGCATCATCGATTGGAACTAGCATACAACAAGCATTTATATTGCTTTATAAGATTATCAATTATGATGAAAAGGTTATTGATACCTATAATCATTCGTTTGTAAAAATTATGGAGAACATAAGAGACTTTCTTGTGTTACATTACATAACACCAAGGCAAGATACTCCCTTTTGGAAAGACTTACAAAATGCTCCACTACCCGATAGTCTTGGAAAGAAATTAGAAATTTGGAGGAACAAACTTCCTAATCCAGAAAACTTTAATGATCAAACAGATTATTGCTTGTTTTGGCACGATAACTTTACCGTAGTGATGGAAGGTCTTAATTTATTCGATAGAAAAGCAATTTTAAATGAATACATGATGCAGAATCAAGATATCAAGGATGATGCTGATCGTGTTATTAAGGAAATTGCTCAGAAAGACGAAACCATGGAAACCATGGGCCATAAAAAGATGATCTCAATAATCAGAGACCATCTTGAATTAAGAGACAGTTAAGAATATAACCACATTTTATCGTTATCTACCCAATGCTTGTGCATTGCTAAATCAACACCAAATGATTTGGCTCTATTAACAACTCTTTGTAATGCTCCTTTGCCGTAAAATGTTTCTAGTTTAGGTGATTCTCCCTGACGTTCGTTCCATCCGAATCTCATCAAATAAAACTCAGCATACGGAAGCCATGCAGCGTATAATCCAAATGTTGCACTATCTTCGTAGATAACTTCCCAAAGATCAACATCGTCGATGTTTAATTCTCTGGAATAATCCCAATCCTGTTTTGGTGGTAATTGTAATTCGTTTGAATCCATCCACTTAGATTCAAAATGTTCTCCGCTGTCTACTACAATATTGTAGGTTGTTTTAAAAAATGGCATACTGTTATTTAACTCCTTTTCCGTAGATATCATCGGTATAGATTGCATCTACATTAAATGATATTATTGTCTTTCTATTTACACTTGTATTAGGTAGTGTTTTATGAAGTATAAAACTTGGAAATACTACAACGTCACCCTCTTTTACATCTAGTGTTATTTTATTTCCTGTATACGGTTCGATTAGTTGTGTTCTTGGTGAATCGTCTGGTAATTCAAGATAATAAACATTAGTAAAATTAGCACTATGCGTGTGCCAGCCGTGTTCACTATTTTCTAAATACTGCTGAAACCAAATTTCATTTAGTTTATAACTACCGAAGCCTAATTCTCTATACATATCAAGTGCATGTGAAGTTAATGAATTCTTAATATATTTGAACCACGGTCTATCAAAGTTCTGTGAATCAAACCAATCAGTCTTAGTAATGTTGACTTCAGCAATTTCTACCATAGGAGATTTAAACGGTGCATTGCCTAATAAATCAAGTAGCGTATTTTTTATTTTTTCGTGTTCAGAAAATTTAGATTTAAGATAAACACATTCTAATTTGTTTTTTATCATAGAATAAAATTTCCACTTACACTTATTCTAGTATGATCTGTCCAGAAAGGTGGAACATAGTGTTTTAATCCTGCAGGAAATATAAGCATTAGATTATCAAAAGGATTGACTTTAAAATAATGATGCATGAACGTGCATATCTTTTCACCATATTCAAAAACAATACTACCCGCAACTGGTGTATTTGTGTCTGCTTGATTTTCTAAAATTTCTTGCGGAACGCTACAGTATATCACAAATGATAAAACTCCTTTGTGGTCGTGCGGAGGATTAAAATCGTGTTTCTTATTAAAGTTTACCCAAAGACTTTCTAACTTAATATTTTTGTACTGTTCTACATCCACAGCACCCTTATACTGCATTCTTATCATATCAAAGAATGTATTAACCTTATCCTTGAGAACAGGTTCCATTTCTGTTTTATACTCGTCGCTGAAGGTATAACTTCTTCCATACTTCAAATTACCGGCAAGGTTATGATTAAAATCATCCTTTTCTGATAATTTTTTTGATTCGTCAAGCAAAGATTGGACTATTTCTTGTGTTAATGTTGTTTGAAATATAGGTGGTCCAAAAGGATATATTACCTTATCGTTTTTGGCATTGGCTGCGTATGCTGAATCTGTGACAAACTGTTTCTGTTCCATACAGATATTTATTGTCAGCCGTTTTTGGATTTAGTTATTGTGATTACAACAAGTATCTTACAACAACGATTCCTGGACCACCAGCAGCACCGTACGAGTTACCACCTGGATGTGAGTTACCGTGGCTTGGGTTTTCAGCACCACCACCGCCACCACCGCCGGTATTGGTTCCACCCTGACCACCGTTTCCGTTGGTTCTGTGATCTCCACCTGCGCCTGCGTTGAGTGCGGATCCACCGCCGTTGTTCTGTCCTGCTGGGCCGCCACCGCCACCGCCACCGCCACCTAGGCCGCCAAAGCCTCCGTGTGGTTGTGGAGCATTGCCTGGATGCCAGCCGCCGCCTGCACCGCCTGCCCAATAATAGTTTGTTCCTGTGATTGAACTCTGTCTTCCGTTACCGCCGTAGCCACCACCTGATGGTCCTGAGTTTTGGCCGCCGCCTCCAGCGCCGCCTCCACCTGCACCATGTGGACCCGATGATCCGCCATGTCCGCCATAACCTGTACCGGATAAAGGTTGGCCGCCTTGGTTGTTACCACCACCACCACCTAGGTGTGATGCACCACCGCCCGATCCACCTGGGTGTCCTGGACGATAGTTTCTGTGGTTACCACCACGTCCGCCACCGTTTGCAGTGATTGTTGAAATTGTTGGCCCTGAGAAAGTAGTATT